TGTTGAGATAAAATTTTTCAGAAGAAGAATTAAACCTGGTGCCCCTTCCACAAGAAGAATGCTTTGTACTAATAGCTTTAGCCTTTTAAACAGCACAGAGGGAAGACTGACTTTAAATTTCAGACCTACATCTAGACCTCCTAAATTTAACCCGCTGCAAAAAGATTTATTAATTGTTTGGGATATATTTATGCAAGATTACAGGTGTGTGAATATGACAGCTTGTAATCTAGTAGCTACAATACCTGCTAATAAAGAATTCTGGAAATACTTCTCTACTAAGCTAATTAAACTTACACCCCAGCAAAAAATTGCTTTTATGAACAAATGACAAACGTAAACAAAATTATAACTACAATTAATAAGCATTTACAGAAAAATGTTGATTTTGTTGTGGAGAATAAAACCATTAAATCCGGCAGAATTCTTCTTTTTAGTGTAAAGGATTTTTTTTGCAGCTTTCTTTTGCTTCATAAAGGTAAGAAGAAAAGATTTTTGTATGAAATTCCGTACCCGTATCATTTTGTTGACAACGGTGATGAAATAGTTTTTGACTATACTGTAACAACATTTGTTAACAACAATTCACTAATTAAAGACGACCTTATTAAATTTAGAAACAAAAAACCATCTAAACTCTTTAATAAAAAAATAAAACTAAAAGTTTATGTTTAATTTTGGTGTTTGTATGCTAATATAAATTATTGTGTTTAGTAGATATTTAAATTATTTTCCCAAAGACTATACACCTTCTACACAGCAAATAAAATTAATTAAGAATGTAGAAAAGGCTTTTAATAGAGGAAAAAAATTTGTTATAGCTTGTGCGCCCACAGGCTCTGGTAAGAGCTTTCTAGCAAGAACACTTGCAGGGCTTAGCAACACACCTTCTGAACAGTTTATAAAATTAATTAACACATACCAAGCATACAAACAGGACTTTACTGGTAATTATGTTAACGAAGTTGAATGCTTGTCGACCCCGCCTTTTGGTGCATTTGCATTAACAATTACAAAGTCATTACAAGATCAATATTTAAAGCTTTTTGAAGATACAAAACTCTTAAAAGGTAAAACAAACTATATATGCGAAATAGACCAAAATTTTGACGTCGAGACTGCGCCTTGCCTGTTCGTAAGTAAGCTAAAAGAAGATTGCTGGAGTAAAAATTGTTGCCCATATTATAATGCTAGAAATACAGCACTCACCTCTCAGTTTTCTGTCTTAAACTACAAGATGTTTTTGTCTCTCCCATCACACTTGAAAAGAAAAAACTTTTTAATATGCGATGAAGCTTCAGAATTAGAGGATGAACTTTCGAAAAGGTTTTCTGCCGAGATTAATTATGAACGTCTTAAGAATTATGGAATAGAATTTCGTACTCTTACCACTGAATCACATGAGAGAGTACGTAATTGGGTTAATGATCTCATTCTTCAGGTAAATGAAAAAGCAAATACTTTTATTGTAAAAGGCGGTAAAAAAAATACTCTCTCACAACCTGATAGAGTTAAACTCCTGTATCTTAAAAATTTATCTAATTCACTAACAACCATTAGTACTCTTTGGAAAGAATGCGAATTTATTGTTGATAGAGATATTAATAGAGTCCATTTTACACCCCTAAAAGTCGATAAATTATCTAAATTTATCTTTGACTATGGCGATAATGTATTATTAATGTCAGCAACAATTATTGATCATAAAAATTTTGCTAAGACCCTAGGCATTACAGATTATGAGTATATTGAAGTTGATAGTGATTTTGACGCTGCAAAATCACCGATATACGTCACTTCAAAAAACAAACTAAATTACAAAAATCTAAAAATTGTTCTTCCAGATATTGCAAATCAAATAAAACAGATTGTTGAATTTCATATTAACGATAAAGGTATAATTCATACTCATACACAAGAAATAACAAATTTTCTAAAGGATAAACTTTCATCTAACAAAAGATTTTTATTTAGAGACAGCATTACAAACAATGAAGAAATACTAAATGAGCACTATAAAGCAGATTTTCCAACTATATTAGTATCGCCTTCTTTAGCATACGGAATAGATCTTAAGGATGATTTAGCAAGATTTCAAATTATCGTAAAACTCCCCTACCCGCCGCTTTCATCAAAAAGAATAAAAAAGCTATTTGATCTAGATAAAGCATGGTATGAAAATAAGATGCTTAATTCTGTGGTTCAAGCATGTGGCCGAGCAACAAGAAGTAAGCACGATTTCTCATCAACTTACATATTAGATGGCAATATAGTTAATGTCTTAAAGCGTACAAAAGATAAGTTACCGCATTATTTTATTGAGCGAATTTGCTAATAAATATATATAGTGAAGAATTATACATACCATTTTGAAATAAAAGACTTAGTAACACAGTTTGTTAATGCTTTTGATGATATAGTTATTAAAAGATTTAATAGGTTAAGAGAGCCAATTAATGATGTACAGGTTAGATATGTCTATTCACCAAAACAAAGGGTAATGTACGATTTGGTTAATAAAGCACAAAATATTACAGTACCTGTTGTTGCGGTAAGTATTTCTAGTGTAACTAGAGATAATGAAAGAGTATTTAACAAAATAGGTGGTTTTTATTTTCCTAAAGGAGTTTCTGACAGAAATAACTATACACTTAGTGATTTCTATAAAGCACCAGTTCCTGTAAACATAGGAATTAATATGTCTATTTTAGCTAAGTTTCAAACAGACATGGATCAAATTATCAGTAATTTTGTACCTTATAATAACCCCTATATAATAATATCTTGGAAAGTCCCTGAAGCTATGGTTGAAGGGGGGTTTGAAATTCCTCAAGAAATAAGAAGCGAGGTTCTTTGGAATGGTAATATTGCTCTATCCTACCCTACGGATATAGTTGCATCAGATAAGTATCGCATTGTAGCAGATACTTCCTTTACAATTAAAGGATGGCTGTTTGGTGATCCTATATTTTCTGAAGCAAATATATTTTATATTAATAATAATTTCTACACTCTTTCTTCTAGCCCAAGCCAATCATTATTTGAGGAGCTCTCCGGACTTACATTTAATTATCCCGTGTCTAGCAGCTTGGCATCTGATACTGAATCAATTAATGTTTCTGCGTTTCCACAAATTACCAACATCTCTTATTCATATCAGCCATGAATCTAATTAACCTTACACCTTCTACTACCGCTTTTATATCTTTTGGAGGCTACTTTTTTGAAAGACTTGAGAATGTAATTCTTAGTGCAAGCAATAATACACTCCTACCATATGTTTGTTCTTTTACTTTTTTAACTCAAAACCCTGCTTTTTCAGGCACTTTTTCACCTGTATCTGGTTATCCGCTTACAACCTTTACAATACAGGGTGATAATAAATCTGTTATCAGAATTAGTAATATTTCCTCTACACCCTGTTTATATGATTTAGTCTTGTCTAATGTTGCAGGGTATAGTAAGCTTTCAGATAAAAATTATTTGTTAATTGTTAATTAATAGGGATATTTAAATATTTTGGTATATCATAAATAACTATATGGCGGACTCTAATCGCGAATCTACATTTGGAAGAGATTTAATGAAGTTTATCTCTTCCAAGCTCCCTTATCAACAAGTAGATGTTAATGATAAAATAAACGCACTTAACCCTAAGTACGAAACTTTCTACGATCAAGGTACTAGGAAAAATGAAGCACTCTCAAGACAATCCATTTCAAACACTACATTTTATACTGATGATCTCTTTGGAAATATTTTAAAAGACAGAAATTATCATGAGTTCATGTATGCAAATATTCAGCCTGATAAAATTCGTCGCATCATGGATTACCGCGTCATGGCAGCATTTGCTGAAGTCGCTGATGCATTAGATGAAATTTGTGATGAGTTTATTAATAAGGATGACAAAGGTGAAATTGTAAAGGTAAATTTCAAGAGTACTATTTTATCAGAAACACAAAAAAATAAAATTAATAAAGAATTTCAAAAGTATGTAGGTTTTTTTGATCTTGAAAATAAAGGATGGGAGTATTTAAGAAATCTTTTAGTTGATGCAGAGGTTTACTTCGAACACATTATTCATAAAAAATTCCCTAAAGAAGGTATATTGGGTGTATTAACTATTCCCCCAGATACCATTGATCCTGTTTACGCTAACGTTCAAAATATGAACATTAAAGGCTTCTTGCTTAGAAAGCCAGTTTACGATTCAAAAAATCCTGGAAAAGTAGTCAAAACAGAATTGGTTCCCATGGAAGTAAATCAGGTAACATATGTTAACTCTGGGATATGGAATGAAAATAAAACAATTCGCTTACCATTTATTGAAAATGCTAGAAGAGCTTATCGTCAGCTTTCTCTTATTGAAGATAGTATTGTTATCTATCGTTTGGTAAGAGCACCAGAGCGCTTAGTCTTTAACGTTGATGTAGGTAATATGGCTCCACCAAAAGCTGAAGCAT